TTTGCAACTATGCTTGCATTAAATGATACAGCTTTTGCTTTACATAAAACCTTTAAAGCACAAACAAAGCAGAAGTTTGATAACCCAACATCATTTACACAAAAAGGTTTTAGAGTACAAAAAGCAAAGAAAACACATTTAGAAGCTATTGTATTTGTTGATAAGAAACGTGTTGACTATATGGAGCTACAGGTTGATGGCGGAACTAGATTCCCTAAAAAGACTGCAATCATTGTACCCAGTTCTAAGAACTCTAATAACTTGGCTAAGTATCAGTCAGGTAACTTAACCAAAGGTGCAGTTAATAAAATAAAAGCACAAAAGAGTAAATACTTTTTTGGTAAACCTAAAGGCAATCAAGGTAGTGAAGGTATATGGGAAAGATATGGTAGAAGTGCTGTAGGCACATCTGCTGGAGCTAAGATTAGACAAGTAGCTAAATTAACCAAGATGGCAAGATATAAATCATTATTCCCATTTGAAGCTATTGGTAATGGTATAGCTTTCTCAAGAAAGAATGGGTTTGATTCAGCTTTCGCAAAACGATTAAGATTTGCATTGAAGACAGCACGATGATATTCGTAGGTTCTTTCCAACAATCAACTATGGGTAATTCGTCAGCCCATTGTTCGTCTAGCGACAATCAGAATTTAATAGGGTAATAAACGCACTGTATGGCTACACAAAGAGAAGTTGCAGACCACTTGGACTTATCGGTTAAAAGAGTCTCAGAATTGATTAGAGACGGAATACTGCCCTCAAAACAGGGTAGAAGTCCTTTAAATATAGATGTTTGCAGAGTTGCATACATCTCGTACCTTAGAAAACTAGGTGGATATCATAAAAGAAGCGGTACAGGTGATATTGCGGAAGAAAAAACTAAACTTACTGCTGCTCAAGCTAGAAAAGCAGAATTAGAAGTCGAAGAATTAGAAGGCAACTTAATACCAGCACAATTAGTTGAAGATACTTGGATTGATTATGTAGCTAATGCTAGAGCAAAGCTATTAGGACTACCTTCAAGAATTGCACATCAGGTAATTACTGTAGATAAGTATGCAGAAGCAGAATTAATAATAAAAGAACAAGTGCATGAAGCACTAAACGAGTTAGCTCAAAATGGAATACCTCAAAAATATAGAAAAGGTGATAAAGGAGACGAATCAGACATGGACTCCACCACCCAATCTGAAGATTAGCGACTGGTCTGATAACTACAGACGTCTATCTCCTGAATCTTCAGCAGAAGCAGGTGCATGGAGAACTGATAGAGCTCCATATCAAAGAGAGATAATGGATTCTTTTAATGACCCTGATATTCAAAGAATAGTATTTATGAAATCTGCTCAAGTTGGTGCTACTGAGATTCTACTAAATGTCATTGGTTACTACATAGACCAAGACCCTGCTCCAATGTTAATCATGCAACCAACTCTACAAATGGCTCAAGCATTTAGTAAAGATAGACTTGCTATGATGATTCGAGATTCTGAGAAGATAAGAGATTGTGTAAAAGACCCAAGAAGTCGTGATTCAGGTAATACAGTTTTATCTAAGAAGTTTGCAGGTGGTAATCTAAACATAGTCGGCTCGAATTCTGCTTCAGGATTAAGCTCACGACCTGTCAGAATCGTCTTAGGGGACGAATGTGACAGATATGAAGCATCTGCTGGCTCTGAGGGCGACCCAATATCACTTGCAACTAAAAGAACAACTACTTTTTGGAATAAGAAGATATACCTATGTTCAACCCCCACAATAAAAGGACTATCAAGAATAGAAACTGCTTTTGAAGAATCAGATAAACGCTACTACCATGTTCCTTGCCCTGAATGTGAAGAAAAGCAAGTTCTTAAATGGAAGAATGTAGTTTGGGATGAAGATAAACCTGAGACAGCTTCTTATGCTTGCGAACATTGTGGTTCAGTTATAGATGAATCAAAAAAACAATGGATGTTAAAACATGGTGAATGGATAGCATCAGCACCTAAATCAGATACAGCAGGATTTCATATATCAGAGCTATATTCAGTATGGTCTACTTGGGCAGACATGGCTAAATCATTTCTTGAAGCTAAAAAGAATCCTGAGATGTTAAAGACTTGGATAAATACTGCTCTTGGTGAATCTTGGGAAGAACAGGGTGAAGCTGTTGAATATGAAACATTACTAGAAAGAAGATTAAATTATGATTACACAACTATACCTGAAGATGTTTTGGTTTTAACTGCTGGTGTTGATACACAAAAAGACAGATTAGAATTACAGCTAGTTGGTTGGGGTAAGAACTATGAAGCATGGGTTTGTGATTACAAGATATTTTGGGGTGACCCAAATGCTATGAATGTTTGGAATGATTTAGATGCTTATCTAAAGAAAAGATTTAAAACTGAATCAGAAAGATTAATACCTATATCATGTTGCACCATTGACTCAGGTGGTCATCATACCAATATGGTTTATCAATTTACTAAACCACGACAAGCAAGAAGAATATTTGCAATCAAAGGTTTGTCTCAAGCTGGTAAACCAATAGCTAATAGACCTACATTTGTTGGAAAGAATAAAGCTGTTCTTTATGGTGTTGGTTCTGATAGTGCTAAAGAAGCTATCTTTGCTAGATTATCTACTGAACCTGAAAATACTACTTTGCATTTCTGCTCAGATTTAGATGAAGAATACTTTAAGCAACTTACAGCAGAAAAAAGAATCACAAAGTTTGTAAGAGGTAGGAAAACGCTAGTTTGGAAGCAGGTAAGACCAAGAAACGAAGCATTAGATACACTGGTTTATAACTTTGCTGCTATTTATATCCTGAATCCTAACTATGATTCTATTGAGAACAAAATACTTACCCATGAGTCAAAACCTAAAGAAAAACCACAAAATAGACCTCAAAGAGGTATAAATAGAGGTAATTTCGCTACTTCTTGGAAATAGAAGAAACTTTAGTTTTAATATTGACAATAACCTATTGCACATTAGTGTTAGATGTAGATATATCTAAAACATTTATGAGGTTTTTGCTTGAGCAACAAATTTGATTCAACAAATTATCCACCCCAAGTTCCTACTGAGCTTCAGTTGGGAGACTATTGGGCATGGAAAAGAGAAGATTTAGCTAACGATTATCCAGTAGCAGATTATTCATTATCTTATGAATTTAATCTTGTAGATGGAAGCACTGCTTCTAACTTTACATTAACTGCGACTGAGTCAGGTGATACCTACTTAATCGAAGCTAGTAATACATCTTCTTATACAAAAGGTAATTACAATTGGGTTTCTTATATAACTAGAACTTCTGATTCTGCAAGAGTCAAATTAGAAGAAGGTTTTGTAGAAGTCCAAGATAATTATGCAACTACATCTGCTTCAGTTAGAAGTCATGCAAAGATTGTTTTAGATAGCATTGAAGCAGTAATTGAGAACAGAGCAAATATTGACCAATCATCTATGTCTATAGCTGGTAGGTCTTTATCAAGAATGTCTATAGACGAACTATTAACTTTTAGAGATAGATACAAAGCTGAATATCTTAAAGAAGTTAAAATACAAAGAATTAAAAATAAACGTGGGTCAGGAAATACTATCAAAGTTAATTTTGGTAAAGTTGCTGGCTCAACCCCTAAGAGTTACACATAATGGCATGGTATAACAGAATATTAGGTATTAACGAACCTAAGAAAAAGAAAAGACAAGCATATAGAAGAAGCTATACAGGAGCTAACACTGGCAGATTGTTTGCAGATTTTGTTACCACATCTACAAGTGCCGATGCTGAGATAAAAGATAACATAAGAATTTTAAGAGATAGAGCAAGAGAATTAGCAAGGAACGATAGCTATATTGCAAGATACTTAAACCTGATGGTATCTAATGTTATCGGTAAGCATGGCATAAGAGTTTCCAGCAAAGGACGTGACGATAATGGCACGTTAGACCTTGCTGGAAACCAGCTCATTGAAACAGCTTGGAAAGAATGGGGTCAGGTTGGTAATTGTACGACTAATGGCAGATTATCATTCTTAGATTGTCAAAAAATATTTGTTGAATCTCTATGTAGAGATGGTGAAGTATTAATCAGGAAAATAAAAGATAGCAATTCACCTTTTGGTTTCCAGTTACAGTTTTTAGAAGCAGACCATTTAGATGAAAATAAAAATGATGTTTATAAAGCTACTGGTAACAAAGTTAAAATGGGTGTTGAAGTAGATAAGTATGACAGACCAGTTGCTTATCATTTATATAAAGACCACCCATACGATAGAGTTTATTTAAGTCAAGCACAACACATTAGAGTTCCTGCTGATGAGATTATCCATGCTTACCTACCTACTAGAGCAGAACAAACTAGAGGTGTTTCTTTGGTTGCTACAGCTATGGCTAATGTGAAAATGTTAAATGGTTATTTAGAAGCAGAAATAGTTGCAGCTAGAGTTGGTGCATCTAAGATGGGTTTCTTTACCTCGCCTGATGGTGATGGATATGTTGGTGATGGTGAATATGAAGATACCTTTAATCCAACAATGAATGCTCAAGCTGGTGTATTTGAACAATTGCCTGCTGGAATGTCATTTGAGAGTTTTGACCCCACCCATCCAACATCTGCTTTTGATTCTTTTACAACTAGTGTTTTAAGAAGTATCGCATCAGGTTTAAATATTTCTTATCATTCATTATCTAATGATTTAACTTCAGTTAATTATTCTTCAATAAGACAGGGTGCTTTAGAAGATAGAAGTATGTATCAGATATATCAACAATTTGTAATTGAGCATTTTGTAAACCCAGTTTTTAAATCTTGGTTAGAAATGGCTATATCAACAGGTTATATCAATTTACCTATGGGTAAATATGATAAATTTGCAAATGCCATTAACTATATACCAAGAAGTTTTGCTTGGATTGACCCACTAAAAGAGATGCAAGCTAATGTAATAGGCTTACAAAATGGAACACTTACTTATGCTGACATTAGCTCTAGCTATGGCAGAGATACAGAAGAACTTTTTGAACAACATCAAAAAGAAATAGAACTAGCGAAACAATATGATATTGAATTAGCTTATCAACCATTTGGTCAAAAATTACCTGTAGAAGCTAAGATACAAGGTGGGGAAGAGGAAGACGATGGCTAGACCAACTGAAGGAATGAAAGTCGAAGCTCAAAAGGGTTTGGACTGGAGAGAAGAGTTTGGTCGTGGTGGTACTAGAGTTGGTGCTGTAAGAGCAAGACAAATACTAGCTGGTGAAAACTTATCTGATGAAACTATCAAAAGAATGTTTAGTTTCTTTTCAAGACATGAAGTAGATAAACAAGCAGAAGGTTTTAATGCTGGTGAAGAAGGCTATCCTTCTAATGGCAGAATAGCTTGGGCATTATGGGGTGGTGATGCTGGTTATAAATGGTCAGAAACAAAAGTAAATCAAATGAAAAAAGAAGAAGAAAGAGCGGTATCAGGTAAGGCTCTTGAGATGATTAAGAATAAAGTAGAAGAACATAATGAAGAAGTTGGTGATGTTAAGTCAAAAAGAACTAACGTATCAACACTATCAAAAGTTTATGAAAGAGGGATTGGTGCATATAAAACTAATCCAGCTTCAGTCAGACCAACAGTGAGTAGTCCTGAACAATGGGCAGCTGCTAGAATTAACAGTTTCTTATTTGCTTTGAGAAATGGTAAGTTCAGAAGTGGCAAACATGATACAGACCTACTTCCTGAAGGACATCCTTTATCAACTAAAAATAAAGAGGAGAAAGCTATGAATAAAGAAGATAGACATATCCTTAATGTGAGTGAAACTGATGATAAAGTTATCGTTGAATTTGCAAAGCATGAGGATGTAGAACATGAAGGTGAAGAAGTAGAAATGACTGACGAAGTTTCTATGTCTGAATCAGATGAGGAAAGAAAGGTAATTGATATGCCTATGAAATATAGAACTATTGATTTATCTAAACATTCTTATCTTGATGAGGACAAAAGAATTGTTCGCGTAGGAGTTTCTTCAGAAGAACCTGTTGAAAGAAGTTTTGGCATGGAAGTGCTAGGACATTCTGCTGGAGATATAAACATGGAGTTTATAAATTCAGGAAGAGCACCATTATTGCTTGACCATGATATGACTAAGCAAATTGGTGTAATCGAAGAGTTCAAATTAGATGAGACAGCAAAGAGGACAACTGCTGTAGTTAGATTTGGAAAATCTGCTTTAGCTCGTGAAGTATTTGAAGACGTAAAAGATGGTATTCGTATGAATATATCTGTTGGATATCGAATCGATAAATTAGAACGCTATGAACACAAAGATGAGACTTACTATAAAGCTCAGTGGACTCCTATGGAAGTATCTTCCGTATCGGTTCCTGCAGACCAAAGTAGACTCGTTGGAGTAGGTCGTAGTAAAGATAAACAAAATAATAACATTGAGGTAAAACTAATGGAAAATGAAAAGAAACAAGATATTAATCTTGACGAAGTTAGAGCTCAAACTGTTGAAGATGCTAAAGCTGAATTTAAAAGAAATTCAAAAGAAATCATTGATTTAGCTGTTAAGCACAACAAAAGAGATTTAGCTGATAAAGCAATTAGTGATGGTATCTCTGTTGCAGAATTTAGAGGAATTTTATTAGAAAACATTTCTAACAATACTCCTTTAGAAACTCCTTCAGACATTGGCATGACTAAAGAAGAAGTAAGAGATTTCAGCCTAGTAAAAGCTATTAGAGCTATGGCTAATCCTGCTGATAGAAAAGCCCAAGAAGATGCAGCTTTTGAATTTGAATGTTCAAGAGAAGCAGCTAGACAATATGGTAAAGATGCTCAAGGTATCATGTTACCATCTGATGTTCTAGGTAGATGGGGTAAAAGAGACTTAAACACTGGAGATGATTCAACACTTGTTGCTGAAAATTATTTAGGTGGTAGTTTCATAGATGTATTAAGAAACTCATCATCAGTTTTAGCTGCTGGGGCGACAACATTGAATAATTTGGTTGGAAATGTTGTAATTCCGAAGAAAACTGCTGCTGCTTCTGCTGGCTGGATTGCTACTGAAGGTAACGCTGCTTCTGAATCTGAATTTACTTCAGGCTCTGTCACTATGACCCCTCGTGTGGTTGGAGCGACTACAGATGCAACTAGACTACTTTTATCCCAGTCATCACTTGATATTGAAAACTTAATTAGAGATGACCTAACAAAATCAATCGCTACTGCAATTGACTTAGGTGCTTTAGCTGGTTCAGGTTCAAGTGGTCAGCCTACAGGTATCAAAAATACTTCAGGTATTAACACTACAACTTTTGCTGCTGCAAATCCTACTTTTGCTGAGATAATCGCAATGGAAAGTGAAGTTGCAAACGACAATGGTTTAGTTGGTAACTTAGGTTATATTTGTAAACCTTCAGACTATGGAACATTAAAAACTACTTCTAAAGACAGTGGTAGTGGTATGTTTGTAGTTGAGCCTGATGGAAGAATGAATGGCTACAATGTTGTCAGAAGTAATCAAGTAACTGCTGGAGACTTCTATTTCGGTAATTTTGCTGATTTATTAGTTGGTTTCTACTCAGGTCTTGATATAACTGTTGACCCATATAGCCTGTCTAACACAGGTAGCATTAGAATAGTTGCTTTACAAACTATGGACGTAGCAGTACGTCATGCTGTGAGCTTCTGTGTATCTAATGATGGTGCATAATTAACCAATGCTTAAATGGAATGGGGGTAGTAATACCCCCAACTTAAATATGAAAAAATATACAATCTTAAAAGATACAGTCGCTAACGGACAAAGAGTTCATGCTGGTGACGTAATTGAATTACCTGAACATGAAGGTCATGCTTTATGTGGATATGGTAAAGCTGAAATTCATGTAGCTAAACCTAAAGCTAAAAAAGAAGATAGAAGCGTAGGTTTAGAAACTTCAAAAGTAAAAGCTCCCAAGACTAGAGCTAAAAAATAAATCATGCCTTTAGAGAGTGCATTAGATTTTAACGCCTATGTTGATACAACAACAGGTCATGGTGTTACTGCCACTTTCCTTGAAGTCCAATCTTCACTATGGGATTCAAGACAAGGATTCATTGATACTTGGTTTGATATTGATTCAGGAGATGCCTATAGTGTTAATATCATAATAGACCAAGAATATTTCAATATTGAAGGTGGTACTGTTCCTGTTGCTGGTTATCAGCCAAGAGCAATAATAAAATCATCTGATGTACCTTATATATCTCAAGAAGATAAATTAGTAGTTGATGCAATAACAACTGATAAGGGTAGTGTTCTTAAACCTGAAACTACATTCCTAGTAAAAACAGTAGAACCTGATAATACAGGATTGGTTTCATTAGTTTTAGAGGAGCAATAATGTCTCAATTTAGATTAGAAACTGAATTAGATATGGCTGGATATTTAGATATTAATTTTGGTCATGGAGTATCTGCTGTTTATACAAATTCAGGTACTTCTACAACAATTAATATTATTTTAAATAATGAATATGTAGAACAAGAAGAAGGTATTGGTGTTGAAGCATTAAAACCAATAGCCTATTGCAGAACAATAGATGTTCCTAATATTGCATTTGGCAATAGATTAGATGTATCTGCAATTAAAGATACAAATGGTAATATACTCAAAGCAGCACAAAGCTATACTGTTGTTAATATACAAGCAGATAGAACAGGTTTTAGTGCATTAATGTTAGAGGAAATATAATGGCAAATCATATAAGACAACAAATAAGAGAAAAGTTTGGAACTACTTTAACTGGTTTAACTACAACTGGTTCAAGAGTTTATGAGTCAAGGGTTTACCCATTAGAAACAGTACCAGCATTAGTTATCTATACTAAGTCAGAAACATCTGAACCAATAGTTATAGGTACTGATAGAGTTATGAGTAGAGAATTGTCAGTAGTAGTAGAAGGATATGCAAAAGCTACTAGTGACTTTGATGATACTATTGATACAATATCAAAAGAAGTTGAAGAAGCAATAGCAGCAGATAGAACTTTAGATGGATTAGCTAAAGACTGCTATTTAGAATCAACAGAAATAGAGTTTAATGGCGAAGGTGAGAAACCACTAGGATATGTGAGTTTAACCTTCTTAACAAATTACTATGTTCAGGAAACTAATCCTGACGTAGCAGTATAGGAGACAAATTATGAAATTAATTAGTCCAAATGGTAAAAGTTCTGTAATAGCTCATCCTTCTCAGGTTGAGTCAATGAAGAAAAAGGGCTGGAAAGAGGAAGCAGTCCATTCGCAAGATAAAGATAAATCTTCTTCTAAGAAAAAGTCGAAAGACGAGGTAGAAAATGGCGACACATAAAGGAAGTGAAGGTACTGTAAAAGTCGGTGCTAACTCTGTAGCTGAAATTAGGTCTTATTCTATTGAAGAATCTGCTGATACTTTAGAAGATACTTCAATGGGTGATTCTGCTAGAACGTATAAACCATCATTGACTTCTTTCTCAGGAAGTTTAGATGTATTTTGGGATGAGACTGATACTGATGGTCAAGGTGCTTTAACCATTGGCTCAGAAGTAACTCTTAATGTATATCCTGAGGGAGATACAGCTGGAGATAGTTATTATACTGGTTCAGCTATTGTTACTGGTGTTTCAAGAAGTGCATCATTTGATGGATTAGTTGAAGCTAGTATTTCAGTACAAGGCAATGGTGCATTAACATCAACAACAGTATAAGAAAATGTCAGCAATAGATAACGCAAAGAAACATTTTGCAGAGCAAGATGTAAAAGTAATCGAAGTGTCTGAATGGGGTGATGAGAATAAACCTCTAAAAATATACAGTAAGCCATTAACGTTAGCTGAAACTTCTAAGCTTTATAAGATGAGCAAAGAAGATGATTTAACGATGATGGCTTATGTTCTTATTTATAAAGCATTAGATGAAAATGGAGATAAACTATTTGATTTGGCAGATAAAAATGCTTTATTGAATCATGTTGATAGAGAGATATTAGTTAGCGTAGCGACTCAAATTATGGGTCAAGAACCTATTGAGGACACGAAAAAAAACTAATAGAGGATACTAATTTATATGTGCAATATGCACTAGCTGAAAAACTTAATAAAACCTTACAAGAGATTCAACAAATTAGTGTCCAAGAATATCAAGGATGGATAGCTTACTTAGAGTTAGCTGAAGAGAAACGAAACAATGGCAAATAAGAAAGTACAGTTTACATTAACAGCAATAGATAAGACTAAAGCAGCTTTTGATAAAGTTACTAAAGGTCTTAAAGGTGTTGGTGGTGTAGCCGCTGGTGTAACAAAAGGAGTAACTAAGGTTGGTCTTGCTGCTACTGGTGCTGCTGCTGCTTTAGCTGCATTAGTTAAAGTTAATGTAGACTTTATGGACAAGCTCGGTAAAACTGCTGATAAGTTAGGTATTGAGGTTGAGTTCTTACAAGCTATGAGGTTTGCTGCTGAGCAAACTGGTGTAAAAGTAGAAGCTCTCGACATGGGTCTGCAAAGATTTATAAGAAGAGCTGCTGAAGCTGCTAAAGGCACTGGTGAAGCTAAAAGAGCTTTTGAGCAATTAGGAATTGAATTAAAAAATGACGATGGCACACTAAGAGATGTCAGAGATGTTTTATTTGATGTTGCAGATGGAATTGAAAACACAACAAGTTCTGCTGAAAGAATAAGATTAGCATTTAAGTTTTTTGATTCTGAGGGTGTATCTTTAGTAACAACCCTAAAAGAAGGTGCTGATGGCTTAAGAGAGTTTGAAGAGCAAGCAGAAAATCTTGGAATTATTATAAGTAGACAAAGTATAGCTAAAGCAGCAATGTTTGCTGATTCTTTAAATGTTCTTAAAAAACAAATACAAGCAATTACAGCAAATGTAAGTGCTGCATTTATTCCTGTTTTAGAAGATGTAGCAACAAAACTTGAAACCATATTGGCAGAGATGAAGGGTGGGGATGAAACATTTGAAAACTTTGGTAAAAGTTTAGCTGTTAGTATTCTTGAATTTATGAAATCTACATTTATAGGTTTCTTGAATTTTATTGATGGTATAGAAAAAAGAATTATTGAATTTTCACAAACAAAAATTGGAAAACAATTATTTGGTGATATGTTTGATGGAAATCAAAAATTGCAAGCAGAATTTGATACTACATTAGATTACTACAATGACTTGTTAGAAGCTCTAAAATCACCTGAGCAGTTTTATTTAGATGTATTTGCAGGAAAAGCATTTAAAAATGCAAAAGAAATAAATGCAGAAATACAAAGAGTTGCTGTAACTTTATCAAATTTATCAAAACAACTATCAGCAGATAGTCCTGAAAATAATCCTTTTGTTCTAGCACTTGATGCAGCGATTCAACGTACTAAAGATTTCAATTTAGAATTAGAGAAACCAAAAAAATTAGACCCTACAGGTGGAATGTCTGAAAAAGTTGCTGCATTTAAAGATGGCTTAGGTGCTACCGAAGATGCAATATCTAATTTAGCTATCAATACAACTAAAAAGTTTGAAGATACTTTGGTTGAAGGTTTAAAGAATGGAAAACTTGCTTTTAAAGATTTTGCAGATTATGCAATTGAACAAATCATAAGAATAGCTTTACAAGAAGCAATACTGAAACCATTTACAGGTAAAGTAGAATCATTCTTTCAAGGAATATTTGGCAAAAAGGCTCTTGGTGGCTCAGTAAATGCAGGTAAACCATATATGGTTGGTGAGTCAGGTAGAGAGTTATTTATCCCAAATCAGGCAGGTCAAATAGTAAGCAACCAAGATTTAAAACAAATGGGAACAGCTCAATCAGCACCTACAGTTAATTTTAATATCTCAACAGTAGACGCTGCTGGATTTGACCAGTTACTAGCATCAAGAAAAGGATTGATAACATCAATCATAAATAATGCCATGAATAATCAAGGCAAGATGGGAGTAGTATAATGTCAGGACAATTTCCAACATCTCCTAATTTTAGAAGTTTAAATTTTAAAGATAATAGACCTACTTTATTAAATCAGACTTTATCAGGTAAAAAAACAGCTAGACAAATAGGCGGTCAATATTTTTCTTTTACAGTGCAAATGCCACCTTTACAACAAGAAAAGGCTCAAGAAGTATTTGCATTTTTACAAAAACAAAAAGGTTCTTTTGAGGACTTTACTATAGTTGCACCATTAGATAATTTAGGTGCAGGCAAAGCAGAAACAGATATACAAGTAGTTGGAAGTCATACATCAGGAGATGCTTCTATTGCTTTAGATGGTTTTACAGCTAGTCAATCAGGTGCTTTAAAAGCAGGTGATTTAATTAAGTTTGCCAATCATAGTAAAGTTTACATGGTTCAATCAGATATTGATTCTGATAGTGGTGGAGCATTAACTGTTCTTATATCACCTAACCTAGTAGCATCTCTAGCAGATAATGAAGCTGTTACTGTAAATAAACCTAGTTTCACTGTTTATCTTGAAAATAATGAGATTATGTATTCAACAGATGCTAGTGGTTTTTATAGTATTTCATTTAATGTTAGAGAGGTTATAACCTAATGCCTAGAAGTTTATCAGCAGGTTTACAAACTCAAGTATCATCAACAGCAACTAAGACAGCTTTTTTAGTTGAGCTTAATTTATCGTCTACTATCAGATTAACTGATTGGTATTCTAATGTTACTTATGATTCTAATAGCTATGAAGCTGGTGGTTCTTTTTTAACTGTTGATTCAACAACTGAAACAGGTCAACTACAAGTTAATGAAAT